GAGATATACAAATCGCAGATGCAGTATTAGAATTATTCAGAAGGTCAGAACATATAGAAAACTTTAATAAAAAACATCTTTATCTACTTATAAGAGAAATGACTGATTGTAAAACTCATTATATTACCAAAGTTGTAAATGTAATGAAAGAACATCAGAAAAAAATGTTAAATGATTATTTAGAATATGGTCAGTTTGATGATACTCAAGATGAATTTTGGAAAGAAAATAATTATTAAATAATGGGATATATTTTAGGAATTGCAGCTGGATATCACGATTCAGCTGCTTCTTTGGTTAAAGATGGTAAAGTTTTAGGTGCAGTAGAAGAAGAAAGGTTTACTGGTATTAAACACGATGACTCATTTCCTAACAATGCAATTGAATGGTTATTTAAGGAGTTTAAAGTTGAACCAAATAACTTAGAAGCAATTTGTTTTTACGAAACCCCAAGTAAAAAAATTGACAGAATTGAGCAATCTACTAAACGAGGTGGTATTCTTAATACATTTCTTCGTAATAAAATTATTAAAAGAAATAAAACTCAATATAAAGAGTTCGAGACCGAATTAAATAAGTTAAAGGGTGAAACTACCGAATTGGTTTATGTTGACCACCATGATTCTCATGCTGCATATTCATTCTTTACTTCACCTCATGATAGAGCAACAATACTTTCAGTAGATGGAGTTGGTGAGTGGGAAACAACCTCAACTTATTATGGAGAAGGAAATAAACTAACAAAACTTTCATCAGTAAATTTTCCACACTCATTAGGAATGCTTTATTCTACTTTTACTGCATTCTTGGGATTTAAACCAAATGAAGGTGAGTATAAAGTTATGGGTCTTGCTCCATATGGTGATTATAAAAAATACTTAGAACCTTTTAAAAAGCTTTATACTCTTAAAGAAGGTGGTAAGTACGAAATCAATATGGAATACTTTACTTATGATTGGGATGATAAATCCATGTTTAATGAAAAACTTGGAAAGCTATTTCAACTACCAAATAGATTACCAGATGAAGAGCTTACCCAAGACCATAAAGATTTAGCTGCAACACTCCAACATCAATATGAATATTTATTCTTTAAACTTTTAGATGATTTGTATCTAAGAAGAGCAACTCATAATCTTTGTTTATCGGGTGGATGTGCATACAACGGAACTGCAAATGGTAAAATTTTAGAAAAAACAAATTATAAGAAATTATGGATTCCACCTGCTCCATCTGATGCTGGGTCTGCAATTGGTTGTGCATTATATCATTATTATAATACAAACCCAAATGTAAAACGAGTTAATAATTCAGTACCATATCTAGGGCCTGCATATAATAAAGACGAAATAAAAAAAGTTTTAGATACTTTCACAAAAGATGTTTATTATGTGGAAAAACTTAATCACGAACTTATACCAATCATTGCAAAACAAATTTACGATGGAAATGTGGTTGGTTGGTTCGAGGGGAAAATGGAGTTTGGTGCTCGAGCATTGGGGAATCGTTCTATTCTTGCTAATCCATGCGATTCTCAAATGAAATCACGAGTTAATCGTGTAATTAAAAAAAGAGAAGGATTCAGACCATTTGCTCCTATTGTAAAATTTGAATCACAAACTAAATTCTTTGATTATCAAGATGATGTTCCTTACATGAATCAAGTTGTTCGAGTTAAGGAAGAACATCAAAAACAATTACCAGCAATTACCCATGTTGATGGTTCTGCCAGAATTCAATCACTTAAAAAAATTCAACACAAAAGAATATATGATTTGTTAATTGAATTAGAAAAACTAAGTGGATATCCAATTGTACTAAACACATCATTCAATCTTAAAGACCAAACAATGGTGTTAGACCCAAAAACTACAATTGAAACATTCTTAAATTGTGAAATGGATACTCTTGTTTTACAGAACTTTATTGTAAAGAAACGAGTATTTTAATTAACATTAAATTAACATTTGTTTACAATTTATTAACATTGGTATATTTATATTAAAGAGGAATTATTATGAATGAACAATTATTCAAAGTAAAGATTGTTCAAATAATAGCAATCCTATTATTTTCTCTGTGTACCATTCCACTCTTAGGACAAGAAACCAAAGTTATTACACAGATAGATGACAATCTTTACGAGTATAGAGCTTTTAACGAAGATGGTTCTTTACAACAAAAAGGAATGTACTTTGAATCAAATGGTAAATTACTTATCCATGATTATTGGAAAGATTCATTTGGTAACAAAGCACTTTATAATAAAGGAAAATTAGTTTGGTATAAACCAAATGGAAAAAAACGATATACTTATGAGTATATAAGGATGGAAACACTTTCAAGAAGAGTCGAGAGTTTAGAAACACTCCTAGCATCCAAAAAGTAACCCTAATCGTAATTTAAAGAGATTCGATAATGAACCCACCACTTGGTGGGTTTGGTATTTTAATTTATATATATTTCATTAAATACTAACGATAATTGAGGACTCCATATATATTGAGTTCTTTTTTTATTAAATCTATATAGTTATTCTTTGGACAGTCCGATGTTTTGTAATATGAGAAAGTTATATTCTTTAACTAAAACGGAGGAAACTATATGGAAATTCTGAATAAGATTGGCTCTTGGGCTAAATCACTTACAGAAGTTGGTATTAGTTTAGTTGCTCTTGGAGTTGTACTTGAAGTTCTTTTCGGAGGTGTTCATGTACCATTCTGGCCAAACATTTCGGTAGTAGATAATATTATGGGAATTCTTGGTTCATTGAGTAACGAAGGACTACTTGGTTTAGTAGGTGCCTTCATACTTTACCACATCCTTAAAAAATAAGGATTTGAATTAAAAACAAATTTGTTAGAAAACCTCACTTCGGTGAGGTTTTTTTGTTTAGTATATTTATATACAACTAATATGGTAAAATCATGAGTACAGATTTTGAATTATTTCCAGGTAAGAATCTAAGTGGCTTGTTCAAAGACATCTATGATAATCAACAGAACAAGAAACAAAGAATATCAGAACTAATCGCTGAAATGAAAAAGGTAATCAGACATGCTGGTGATATGGCTGTAATTGGTCCAATCATAAAAGATTTAGTTGATACCTCAGTAAAGAACGATGATGCTCTAATCAAAATGGCAGCTATTGCTCAACGAATTATTGGTGCTCAACACAAAGCGGAAGGTGATAGTGGATTCTTATCTGATGAAGAAAAAGAACAGCTTTTAAAAGAATTAGAAACTACAAGTAAAGAGGTTCTTGATGAGCAAGAACACAAAGTAGATGAACTTACTAATGAAATAGAAGAACTTAAACAGAAAGTTAATAAATAATGTCTAAAAGAAGAGCAGCATTAACATCTGTAATTAACGCATACGATGGTCAAAGTGAAATTGAATCATTTGATTATGGTGTGGTGGTTGGTGTTATTACAAACATTGATGATGAACGAATACCAAAACACTCGGCTGAATTTGATGATTATATAAGTGAACGAAGTGAATATGTTGGTGCCGTATTTGTAAAAACAGTATCAGACCCTGTAGCTAATATTGAAAATAGTAAACCCTACTATCCGCGAAATAGAAACAATATAATTTTACCAATTGTTGGTGAAACTGTACGAGTATTTAGAGGTGGTGGTGTAAGGGAATATGAACGAATTGCATCCAACCCCAATCTTAACTTAGGTAACTTTGCGAAAGATGCTGCAAAGAATCTTTTACCTAATGATGAAAAACCAAATAAATCTAAATCTAAAAATTATAAGGAAGTTTCACAGACCGGTACTTCCAATACAAGTGGAGCTGGTGCTGAAAAATTAAAAGATTACGGAGAATACTTTCAACCAGAAAGGGTTAATTCATTAAGATTATATGAGGGAGATACTTTAATTCAATCTCGATTTGGACAATCAATTCGTTTTTCTGCATACAATAATGAAGAAAATACTTTTTCACCAACTATCATTATTAGAAATCGAGAAAATGATTTAACCACCCAAGAAAAGACAGGATTTATTACTGAAGAAGATATCAACCGAGATGGTTCAATTATTGCAATAACTTCTGCAGATTATAAATTAGATTTCCAACCAGGAATTGTTGATGATAAAGGAAATACTGATTTCAAAACAACCCCAATAAATTTTAAACTACCGAAAGAATATACAGGTAATGACCAAATGTTGTTATCATCCGAAAGAATAGTTTTATCTGCAAAATCAGAAGAAATGATTTTCTTTTCGAAGGGAAATTATGGATTTATTTCTGATGGTAAGTTTACAATAGATAATGGGAATGGTGGTGCTGATTTAGATTTTGGTGATGATGTAACTATAACTACTGACCGAAACAATGGAGATTTTTCAGTTAATACTGGTACCGGTGAAATCAGATTAAATACAGATGAACTAGGAAACTCACCATCGCGAACTGGACCCGAAGACCCCACCGGTCAAAAAAGTTTAAGAAAAGAACCACTAGTTCGTGGTCAAGTTCTTGTAGATTTACTTAGTGAATTGATTGATGCAATCAACAAACAAGTGTATAATACCCCATCGGGTCCTACTGCGGTGGGTCCCACCAACCGTTCTGATTTTAATGATATTAAATCAAGATTGGAAGAAGCACTTTCTACATTAAACTATACGGAGTAATTTATGGGTTGGGATATTTTCAATAGTATGATGAAACCCTATATGGAAAATCCAAATGGAGTAAAATCTAAAGAAGATTTTGCAAAAAAGTTTACGGATGCTTATGATACTCAAGTAAAAATAGGAACTGTTTTATGTAAGGGGATTGGTGGTTCTCCGCTTCCACTTAAATCTGGTAATAAAGAAATAATGGAAAAATTAATGGTAGCTGCTTGTTCAATGGCATTAACCAAAAGCGATACGGGTAAGCATACTTTTCTAAAAGATGTTGGTTCTGCAGTAGTTGCATATTGGAGTACAGGATTATTACAATCAGTTCCACCAAGCATACCCGCAAGTGGTGCTGTTCAAAATATATCACTAACCAATGGTCAAGTTATGAACCCTGGTAAATGGCCAGAAACTCCACCTGAATTTCCAACTGACGATGTGGGTAATTTTTTAGATACATTTACTTTGTATGCAAATATACACTTACTATCTATTGAGTTTATGTGTCAAACTTCTTCACTATATCCTGGATTTCCACTTTCACCAATACTACCAGGTATTCTTCAAACAAAGGGTTATCAACTTAATTGACCCATAATTTTTTGAGAATATATTTATATTAAGATAAAACAAAACAATTTAAAATGGATTCAAAGAAATTAGCAAAACTAATTAAAGTAATTGTAGAGGCAGAAGTTGCTAAGAAACAAGAGCAATTCTTATCTAAAACCTTCCCTAAAATTTTAGAGGAAGAAGTAAATCGTAGAGTGAAAAAAGCACTCAACGAGGCGAAGGGAGGTGTATCTTCCTCGCCAGTTGTAGAACAAGAAATTGACCCGTTTGCTCAAGCAGAGGCTGTACTACAACAAGAACGAGTACAACAAGTTCAAGAACAAAGACAGTTCACAAGTAATCCCGTCTTAAATCAAGTTCTTAATCAAACACAACCATTCAGTGCAGAACAGAGAAAAGGTACACAAGGAAATAAATCAGTATTAGATTCATTCCAAACTCAACAACCACAAGTTCAAGAAAGTTATGATAAAACAGTATCTTTCAATAACCAAGGTGCACAGATGGGATTAGAAGGAATGAGAAGTCAAATGGCAGCTCAAATGGGATATGGAGATATGCCAGGAGTTGGTGGTGCAAAGAAAACAGGACTTGGAGTCCAAACGGGTTTACCGGGCTTAGATAGAATATTAAATAGAGATAACTCTGAATTAGTTAAAAAATTTAAAAGGTAATGGTTGAGGGATTAATTGTAATAGTAATGGGAGTTATAGTTGTTATTACAATTATTCAACATTATATAAAAGGAGAGTAGATAGTGGCATATATCATTGGTAAAAAAGTTATTAAAGATACCGAAGAAGAATTTGATTCTTACGCGTATGGAATAACTTTACCTGTTAAAAGAGGAAATACTGGTTTCTTTGAACAGGCGTTTACCTCGTTTGAGCAAGCTAAATCTAATCTTAAAAATTTGTTATTAACTAAGAAAGGTGAAAGAATAATGCAGCCAGAATTTGGTTCTGGTTTACATTCTTTATTGTTCGAACAATTGGATAATAATTTAGAACAAAAATTAGAAGAAACTATTGTAGAATCTGTAAATTTTTGGTTACCCTATATTACTATTGATGAAATCGATGTTGAAATGACAGATGAGATGAAAGATAGACATGAGGCTAAAATGAAAATTGGTTTTAGAGTTGGTAATCAAATTGAAACTCAAGAGGTAACATTTACAATACAGGAGTAAAATAAATGGCGTTAAACACAACAAATAAAAAAAACAATGGTAGAAAGATAAACTACCTAAACAAAGATTTTTCTCAGTTCAGACAAAATCTAATTCAGTACGCCAAAACTTATTTTCCACAAACCTATTCGGATTTTAACGAGTCATCGCCTGGTATGATGTTTATGGAAATGGCAGCTTACTTAGGAGATGTTCTTGGATATTATATTGATGATACTTTAAAAGAATCACTAATAACAACCGCAGAAGACCCCAATAATGTTTTAAACCTTTCAACTTTTTTAGGATATAAACCAAAGGTAACTTCACCTGCAATAACAAAGATATCAGTTTATCAATTAGTACCATCAAAATACAGAAGAAATTCTAGTAGTGGTGTTGATTATGAACCAGATTCAGATTACTATTTAAGAATCAAAGAAGGTATGTTAATTGAATCTAATAAAGGTGTAACTTTTAGAACAACTGAATTATTAGATTTTAACGATTCAACTGATAGAGAAACATCTATTTATGAAAGAGATACAAATGGTAAACCAACCTTATATTTGATAAAAAAATCTGTTACTGCTATTTCAGCAACAGTAAAGACAGTTACACAAGATTTTGGAACATCACCAAGACAATTTTCACAAATTAGAATTGCAGATACAAATGTAATAGATATTATTGATATACGAGATGAGTCTGGAAATAAATGGTATGAAGTTCCTTATCTTGCTCAAGAAATGGTTTATGTAGATTATCCTAATACTGAAAAGAATGATAAAGATTTAGCACAATTCAAAGATTCCGTACCAAATATTTTAAAACTAATTAAAACTTCTAGAAGATTTGTTAAATCAATAAATGAAAACCAAGAAACTATTATAACATTTGGTGGTGGTAATTCAACATCTTCAGATGAACAACTTATACCAAATTTAAAAAATGTTGGCTTAGGATTACAATCTTCTATCAACCGTTTAGGAGAATCATTTGACCCCGCGAACTTTTTAAAAACCAAAACGTATGGACAGGCACCAACGGGTACTTTTACTGTTGAATATTTAGTTGGTGGTGGTGTAAGTTCTAATATTGAAAAAAATACTTTAACACAAATTCAAGCAATTGCATTCGATGATGACACTAGTTCTTTTACTCCTGCTGAATTGAGATTATATAACTTTTGTAGAGACTCTGTTGCAGTTGATAATGAAGAACCAGCAACAGGTGGTAGAGGTGCAGAGACGATTAGCGAAATAAGACAAAATGCACTTGCAAACTTTAGTTCTCAAAATAGAGCAGTAACTCGTAAAGATTATCAAGTTCGTGCATTATCAGTTCCAACAAAATATGGTGGTGTTGCCAAGGCATACTGTTCACAAGATGGAGAACTTGATAATAATTCGCCGAGTTCAATTTTATCTGACCCGAATACCTTACAACAATTTACTGATTTAGTTTCTTCTTTAAAAGATAGAAACCTTAGTGAAATGGAAATTAGAAAAGAAGTAGAAACTTTTTTAAGTGGTAAACAAACCAATTCTAAAGAGAAGAATAATCCATTTGCAATTAATCTTTACTTACTTGGGTATGATTCAAACAAAAAATTAAAAGGACTAAATCGTGCTATTAAGGAAAATGTAAAAACATATTTAAATGAATTTAGAATGTTGACAGATGGTGTTAATATTCTAGATGGATTTGTTATTAATATTGGTGTTGATTTTGAAATTAGAGTTTATAATGGATACAATAGTAGAGAAGTTTTAGTAAAATGTATTAAAGAAATACAAAACTACTTTAATATTGATAATTGGACATTTAATATGCCAATAAACATTTCGGAGTTGGAACTTTTAATTGCAGGAGTAGAAGGTGTTCAATCAGTACCTAATTGTGAAATTGTAAACAAATGTCAAGGTAGTTATTCAAATGTATCTTATAATATTTCCGATGCTACTAAAAATAAAATGGTTTACCCATCTTTAGACCCATCGGTGTTTGAAGTGAAGTATCCAAATAAAGACATAAAAGGGAGGGTTGTTTAATGTATTACTTTTTAACAGCATCCAAGGATGCATCAATCTACTTACAACAACCAACTCA